AAATAGCGTTACCGTTAAAACCTAAGAATGTTTATAAGTGTTCTCAGGATAAAAAAGATCAAGTTTGGACAAAGTTGGAATATCCAAAAGAGCTATCTAAAATAAAGAGTGTTTTTGATTGGGAAAAATATCCAACTGATTTTAAAGAAAAGTGGTACGAATACATAGATAAAGAATTTGAAAAAAGAGAAAAAGGTTTTTGGTTTTATAACAATGGTAGTCCAACTTACGTTACTGGTACTCATTACATGTACTTGCAGTGGTCCAAGATTGATGTTGGGTCAGCAGACTTTAGGGAGTCAAACAGAATATTCTTCTTATTCTGGGAAGCTTGCAAGGCAGATAAAAGGTGTTATGGAATGTCGTAGCTCAAGAACAGACGTTCAGGATTTTCATTCATGGCTTCGGGCGAGACAGTCAATATGGCAACCATATCAACGGATTCACGGTTTGGGATATTGTCCAAATCTGGTGCCGATGCGAAAAAGATGTTCACAGATAAGGTTGTCCCAATTTCGAGTAACTATCCGTTCTTTTTCAAACCCATCCAAGACGGTATGGACAGGCCAAAAACAGAACTTGCCTATAGGGTCCCCGCGTCGAGGCTCACCAGACGTAAACTTAACGAAGGTGAAACCCAGGAGGAACTAGAAGGATTAGATACAACTATTGACTGGAAAAACACGGGAGATAACTCTTATGATGGTGAAAAATTAAAACTACTAGTACACGATGAAAGTGGTAAGTGGGAAAGACCAGACAATATATTAAATAACTGGAGGGTTACAAAAACCTGTTTAAGATTAGGTAGTAAAATTGTTGGTAAGTGTATGATGGGATCAACATCTAATGCTTTAGAAAAAGGTGGGGGAAATTTTAAAAAACTTTATTATGCATCAGATGTCACAAACAGAAACCGCAATGGGCAGACTAGCTCAGGATTATATTCTTTGTTCATACCTATGGAATGGAACTACGAAGGATTCATTGATTCTTTTGGATTACCTGTATTCGATAACCCAAAAAAAGAAACTAGAGACCCTAACGGCGATTTAATAACTCACGGAGTTATAGAGCATTGGGAAAATGAAGTAGAAGGTTTAAAAAATGATCAAGACGGATTAAACGAATATTATAGACAATTTCCAAGAACAGAGAAGCACGCTTTTAGAGATGAAGCTAAATTATCCTTGTTTAACTTAACTAAAATATACGAGCAAATAGATCATAATGAAGAGTTTGCTAATACTAAAACAGTTACTAAAGGAAGTTTTCAATGGGAGAACGGTGTTAAAGATACTAGAGTTATATTTACACCAAACAAAGACGGTAGATTTTTAGTTAGTTGGGTTCCACCTACAAATCTTCAAAACCGTGTGATAGTAAAGAATGGGGTTAGGTTTGCAGGTAATGAACACATAGGAGCTTTTGGGTGCGACAGTTATGATATTTCTGGTACTGTTGACAATAGAGGTTCTAAAGGAGCTTTACACGGTTTAACTAAATTTAGTATGGAAGATGCTCCAGCTAATATGTTCTTTTTAGAGTATATAGCTAGACCTCAGACAGCTGAAATGTTTTTTGAAGATGTATTAATGGCTTGCATATTTTATGGTATGCCAATACTAGCAGAGAACAATAAACCAAGGTTATTATACTATTTTAAAAGAAGAGGTTATAGAGGTTTTTCTATAAATAGACCAGATAAAGTGTTTGCTAAATTATCAACTACTGAAAAAGAAATAGGTGGTATACCAAACTCTAGTGAAGATATTAAACAAGCTCACGCGGCTGCAATTGAATCTTATATAAATGATTACGTTGGTGCAACAGAAAGAGGTTATGGAAATATGTTTTTTCAAAAAACCCTAGAAGAGTGGGCTAAATTTGATATTAATAATAGAACAAAGTTTGATGCAACTATAAGTTCTGGATTAGCTATAATGGCTTGTAATAAAAATAAGTATACACCAGTATATAAGCAAAATAAAAAACCTGTTAACGTTTCTCTTGGTAGATACGATAATAATGGATTTACTTCAAAAATAATACGATAAATGATTTACAAAAACGTAAATAGTACATTCCCAAGTCAGGTAGTATCTGACGCAGAGAAACAAAGCTTGGAATACGGACATGATGTTGGGAGAGCTATAGAGAACGAATGGTTCCGTGGAGACAGAGGTGTTGGTGCTGGTGGTAGATTTGGTAATAATTGGCAAAACTTTCATAGATTACGTCTTTACGCTAGAGGAGAACAGTCTGTTCAAAAATATAAAGATGAAATGTCTATTAATGGTGATTTATCTTATTTAAACTTAGACTGGCAACCTGTTGCTGTTTTATCTAAGTTTGTTGATATTGTAGTTAACGGTATGACTGATAAAGGTTATAAAATAAAATCTTTTGCTACAGATCCATACGCTTTAAAACATAGAACTGATTATACTAAAGGCGTTATAAGAGATATGAATGCTAAGCCTTTATTAGAAGATATTAAAAATAAACTTGGTACTGATTTATTTTCAACTAACGATCCATCTAACTTACCTGAATCAAGAGAAGAGTTAGATCTTTTTATACAGTTAAACTACAAGCAAGCTATAGAAATAGCTGAAGAAGAAGTAATAGATAATATATTAGAGTTTAATAAATACGAAGAAATTAAGAAAAGAGTTGCACAAGATTTAACTATATTAGGTATTGGTGCTACTAAAACTAATTTTAATTTATCTGAAGGTGTTACAATTGATTATGTTGATCCGGCTAACTTAGTTTATTCTTATACTGAAGACCCAAATTTTGATGACATATATTATGTTGGAGAAGTTAAAGGTATTTCGTTACAAGAATTAAAGAAAGAGTTTTCTGATTTAACAGATTCCGACTTAGAAGAAATACAAAAACAACCTGGAAATAATAATTTCACTAGACAATATAATGGTCAAGATGATAATTACGACACTGTCCAGGTTTTATACTTTGAATATAAAACTTATTCTAATCAAGTATTTAAAATAAAGAAAACTGATCAAGGTTTAGAAAAAGCTCTTGAAAAACCAGATACATTTAACCCACCAGAAAGTGATAACTTTGAAAGAGTTTCAAGATCAATAGAGGTTTTATATAGTGGCGCTAAGATTTTAGGTAGTAATAAAATGCTTAAATGGGAACTAGCTGAGAATATGACTAGACCATATAGCGATCAAACTAGAGTTGAAATGAATTACTCAATTTCAGCACCTAGAATGTACAAAGGTAAGATAGATAGTATTGTAAGTAAATGTATTGGCTTTGCTGATATGATTCAAATAACTCATTTAAAAATACAACAAGTACTTTCTAAAATGGTACCTGATGGTGTTTTTGTTGACGTTGATGGTTTAGCTGAAGTTGATTTGGGTAATGGTACTAACTATAATCCTCAAGAAGCTTTAAACATGTACTTCCAAACTGGTAGCATTATAGGTAGATCTTTAACTCAAGACGGTGATCCAAACAGAGGTAAAGTACCTATTCAAGAATTAAACTCTTCGTCTGGTATAAACAAAATACAAGCACTAACTCAAACTTATCAGTATTATTTACAAATGATAAGAGATGTAACAGGTTTAAACGAAGCTAGAGATGGTAGTATGCCAGCTAAAGATTCTCTTGTAGGTTTACAAAAACTAGCAGCAGCTAATTCTAACGTAGCTACAAAACACGTGTTACAGTCGTTAATGTATATAACAGTTAGAACATGTGAAAATATAAGCTTAAGAGTAGCGGATATGTTAAACTTTCCTCTTACTAAAAATGCTTTAATGAATTCTATAAACTCTATAAACGTAGCAACTCTTGAAGAAATAGATAAACTCAATATGCACGAGTTTGGTATATTTTTAGAATTAGAACCTGAAGAAGAAGAAAAAGCTAATTTAGAGAAAAACATTCAAATAGCTTTACAGGCTCAAAGTATAAACTTAAGTGATGCTATTGATATTAGGCAGATTAGAAACTTAAAACTTGCTAATCAGTTTTTAAAGAATAGACAAAAATTAAAAAGAGATCAAGAACAACAAGCTCAACAAGCTAATATTCAAGCACAAGCTCAAGCGAATGCTGAG